GTCGGGTTCGGGAAACCGTTCCATAACGACCAGTAATAAACCACGCTTCCGGGCGTGTTACTCATAACTTTGTTATGATCAATGTTCTGCGAACATTCCATGTTGAGCCATGTCAAACATGTTGCCTCATCAGCCCCTTCACATAGAAGGTATCTACTAATATTAGTAGCCCAAAACAACCTTCAACAGAGTTGGGATACCATATTGTATCCGAGTACCCCGGTCGTAGCCGGACCCGAGTGTTAATTCACTCCAGTGGTTTTGGTTGGTCCCAGAGATCAATGTCTCATATGGGGATCATCAAGATCTTTATGAGATCTGGTACCGAGACATTCCCGGTAAGTCGACCCTGTCGACTCTTCCGAAGTGTTCGGAAATCTACCTTCAAGGAAGGTGTACAGTTGAACAGATTCAACTGTTCATGGCCGACATATATCCAGCCATTAAGAGCGTAGAGAACGCTCTTTTCTAACTTCGCGAAAGTCGTGAAGCTCGGACACTCAGACCGAGTAATACTTTGTGTATTAAAGTTGACGCTGACGCCAACTGATCTCCAAAACTTTGAAGATGAACGCATCCAAGATGCGAGAGAACGTTGTTTACGTTCTTCCTCTTTTTCGAGGAAGGTTTGAAAATTGACAAACCTCTCAATTTCGTTGAGAAATTGATCGGCTTTGATGAAGCCGAGGAGACTAACTTCATTTTGAAGTGAGTCCCAGTCAAACCTGGTTTGATCATACGGATCCGTTGGAACCGTAATATCTGCCAATTCTAGCAGATCGACGATAAAATCGTCAGGATAAATTACTTTATCCTTGATGACCTGTTCATCAATAGTTCCTTTCTCATAAGAAAGGATTTTGTATTCTTTGAATACTTTATCAAGAATTAATCTTGAACTCTCCCAAGTGGAGATTCCCTTCTTAGAAGGAGAGTTGAGTACACGAAGTGAACTCAATTGAACATAGCGTTCAATCGGATCTAATTTGATTAGATCTAATACATACTTGATGTATTTCGAGGCATGGTCTGGAAGAGAGCCTTCCTCCATAGGAAAGCCTAATCCGCCACATGACGGAGGCAACCACAATGGTAGTGCGCAGCCATCCAGTTGATAGCTGTAAATTCTGTTAAACACAGAATGATAGACGAACATAATCGCCTTTTTGAGAGCTTTGTTCTCAAAGTAATCTAATTGATTAGGTAACATCCTCCCTTTGCCGAGGATACTCGAACGATTGTCCGAGTGCTGACGGGCCATGGGCGTCAGAAGACGTGATTTTACAACGTCTATATACAACAACTTTCCGTTGTTGTCGAGAATCATATGATCCTCGCAGAAGATCCCAATACGCTGGGAGATTGCGTCTT